TTTCCTTTTCGTGGTTTTCTTTTTAGCAGGTTTGGGTTCCTCGACAGGAACAATCAAAACTATTCTCGCTTTGTTACCCAATCCGCTCAATTCCTTTATGCGATCTTCTGAAACATTTAAGCCCTGACGGGGGAAAATATCCCCCGTCTCATACTTATGTTTTTTATCTTGAAGATCAGCGAAAGGAGTTATCACTTTGTATTTCATGATTATGCACCAGGAGTTTCTGTTACTGTAGCAATAAATAAACTATTAGGATTAAAGAGCACCGGCATAAACAGCGCGCTGGCTTTTGTCCACAGTACAGTAGGATCTGTTTCCATCCACTGCATTACATATACATATGGTGAAACTGATCCTGCGGTAGATACATCGAAAAATCTTCCAGCGTCTGCTTCAGGCGGATTGCCCCACAGACCGGTACCAAGTCTTGCTCCGCCGACTGTTCCATAGAATGTCACCTTATCCTGTGGATAATATCTATTGGTTACAATACTTGGTCTTCCATCTTCTCCAAATGTTGCAGATGCGCCATAAACCATATCATTTGTCAGAATCTGACTGATTCCAAATTCATCATTAAGATATGCTGTGAGATCCGTATTTCTCAAAAGGGCGCCAGCGCCAATATTACCGTTAATGACCTTCTGAAGTTCTGCATTATTTCTCATCTTTGTCAGAGTAGCAGATGCGCAATACATTCCATTAATTGTAACACCAACGTCTTTTGCATCATCAATAATGTCCTGGAGCTGTGATGGAATATCTTTTGCTGCTCCAGCGCCAAAGTCGAGTGTCAATGATGTCTGTTCTTCTGGAACCCCATAATCAACGGTCAAATCAAGATCATTTTCCTTAATTGTAATTTTACCTGTAGCGAGAAGTTCGTTTTTGGCAACCTTCGATCTAGTAAATACCTGATCGGCAAGTCTGATACCGTCATTCATGACGTAATCATAAAGCGCGGTATCTCCCTGTACTCCGGTTCTCATAAGGGCTCTAAGTCTTTCTGACTGATTGATCTTTACTTTGATCAGACCCTTCTCAATGTTTCTATGATCGATCGGAATTCTGAACGTTTTCTGTGATTCTGTATCAAATCCGTGGAACTGCGCCATCATTGGAATCTGATACTGACTTGCGATAGATTCCCATCTCGCAACGAGATTATCTGTTTTTTCATCGCCAAGGATTGTGTCAACGGGGTCATTCTGTCTTTCAACAGAAAAACCAATATTGAGCCAATCTTCATTCGGGATAAATCCCTGAATATTATTTTCCCATCTGATATCAGGCATAAATCTTATCCTCCAATCTTAATACGGTCTTGTTACGGTAGATTCCGTAATAAACTTGAACCCAAGTGCGGCAAGCGCGGTCTTGGCAGCAGATGCAAGTCTGTTCGGGTCTTTGGTATAATACGTTGTTGATGTGCTTGCTACTGTATCATCTGACAATTCATAACCAGTGCCACCATCACTTTCATACCAACCTTTTTCAACAGGGTTTAATTCTGCCGCATAATTTGTTACTGCGGTATGGTCTGTATCAGGCAGATAATATGTCTTACTTGTGTTGACAGTAGTATCTGTTGAATCGGCGTAAGTGTAATTTGGTGAAGAACCGCTTCTTTCCTGCCATCCGTTTGCCTTCGGACTTACAAGGTCTTTTAGCGTAACGGAATTGTAAGAATAACTTACAATAGCAAGTCTATCTTCGTAAATTGTTCCGCCCATTACCACAGATCCAGGCATATCACCGCTTGTCACATCTACGTCTTCATATACGATGCCGACCGCATTTGCATCATTTGACGGCCATGCCGTTCCCATAGGAACATATTTTGCACCGTCATCGGCAGTCACTGCCCCGGACTGAGCAATCTGCTTAGTCTTTCTTGTTACAGGCTCATCTACAGCAAGGAACCAGCCTGGTCTGTAAGTTCCTGCCTGTTCTTTGTCAAAAATAAAAGACATTTACTTTCCTCCCATCTTCTATTATTTATTTGCTTTTGGGGCTTCTCCGTATATATTGCCGTGATATTGTTTTTCTAACATCGCGGCACGGCTTTTAATATTTGGTGAACCGCCGTTATTTGCCGGCGGGTTAGAAACAGCTGCCCCTTGCTGTTGCTGTGTTGTAATAAAATCTGCCCATTCATCTGTAAGTTTTTTCTTTAACTCATCTGAATTTTTGATTTTATTTTCATTATCTAGCTCAATACTATCAAGTTCAGATACTTTTACAATTGAATCAATTCTTTTCTCAGATACCCCGATTTCTTTCAGAAGTTCCTTATAAGCAGATGTTTTTTTGGCGGTTGTTTCTTTTTTATGCTGTTCTGATTTATAATTATTGTATTCTTTTTCAAGATCCTCAAATTTTTGCTTATAAATACCGTCTCCTGATTTCTCCGCTTTTTCTTTTAATTCATCGAGCTCTGTTTTAATCGTGTCTCTTTCTTTTGATACAGTATCAAATTCTTTTGCTTTTTCTTCAAAAGAATCCCTTTGTTTTTTCAATGCTTCAACCGTATCTGAATGTGCTTCAATAATTTCATCGATCTTTTCTGGCTCAATTCCTAGAGCCATCAGAAACTTTCTAGTAAGTGCCATTGTAATCTCCTTTTCTTCGTAGGTGTTGCTTTACCATTCATTACATAATTATTATATCATAACAATTAATAATGTAAATATAATTTTTTACGATTAATATATACAAATATAATAGTACATGATATAATCATATTGAGAAAGGAGGCTTTTTAATGACATTAGAAGAATATATTAAAGTAAATAATTTTCCAAAAGTCAGAAAACTCGGAAAAATTAAAGGAGTTACTTATTATATTGAAAATAATATTACTGATAATGAAGACGTCGGTATTCCTTTTGTTATACAAGAAATAGGTGATAAATTTTCAGTTTGTACATCCGATGAAAGTTTATACGCCATAGACATTTTAATTGAAGAAAATCAATGAAAGCAAATATAGATATAAAAGTAAATAAAGATGATTCAGGTAAAACAATCAACGAGGCACAAGAAGCGCTTGATCGTGCACTTGAAAGAATAGGAATTGAGGCAGAAGGACAAGCAAAATTATATTTAACAGAAAGCGGAGCAGTAGATACAGGAAGACTTAGAGGTTCCGTTTCGCATGTCACACAACCTCGTGCAGTCACAATTGGCACAAATGTTGAATATGCGCCATATATCGAGCTTGGAACATATAAAATGGCGGCGCGACCATATTTGTCTCCTGCAATTAAAAATCATCTTGATAGATATAAACAAATTATTATGGAGGAATTAAAAAAATGAGTGATAATATTGATTATAAAAAACTACAAGATAAAAAAGAAGAAGAAACACATGCAGTATGGACCGTAATACGCCCAACAGCAAAACTATGTAAAACATGCATCCATAGATTGCCAGATACTGAGTATACAATCGGGGCAGAAAAATCTATATGCGATATGTTTCTTGATGAAAAACCTACTGAAGTTTTATGGGAAGATGCCGATTGTGACTTTTACGAAGAAGAGGAGTAAAAACTCCTCTTTTTTATTGACCATATTTATTATATCCTTTTTCAAGACGTAATTCCATATCAACTATTAGTCTTCTTCCGCCTTTTTCTACGTCTTGTCCCCAGTATATTTTTGTAATTTTATATGTACCGCCTCTTTGAAGAATAATTTCACGTTCTGCTTTTCCAAATGCACCATCTGATAATACATATAATGCCTCAGATCCTTTTGGGCAGTAAATATTTATTCTCATACTTCCAGGGGTATACGTTCCGCCACCACGGCTAATAGAACCTGATACAAATTGACCTAATTGATTTTCTATTCCGATGAACTGCTGTAATTCTGCGTCTGTCATACCTTGCAGAGTTCCATATGGTATATCTAAAAATCCGCCCTTTCCTTCTAATGTAGCAAAATTCTGAGCAGTTTGCATCCATATGTCATCTTTTGTTTTTGATTTTTCTATGAATGTAGTAAGATTTTTAATTGCATTTCCTTTACCTTCATTATCGAGTGGGACTTTTCCTACTCCCTTAAAATATTGTTGATCCCAGCCTGATCCTCCTGAGTACTTAGGGGATTTAAATCCTGCAAGCGGTCTATTAAACGCACCGGACGCAGATGTATATGCATAATATGCGGAATGTTCGGCCGATGTAGAACTAGCATGAATAGGTTTTGCCCATTTAGTATAATATGCATCTCCTGATCTATATTGACTCATTGTATACCACTTTGCTTTGTCTTTTCTTTCTTGAGAATAGGCTTCGGCTTCAGGAGTAAGACTATCTACTTTTTTCTGTGCTTTTTCTACTAATTTTT